GCCGTTGCGGTGGCCTGCGTACCACTTGGAACATCAGGCTCTGAAATAATAATATCAGGCTCTCTAGTATAACCCTCTCCGCCATTCAAAATGGCTATGGATTGAATGGTTTGAGATATTTGAGGGTTGCCTTGAGGATCTAAGAATGACATAACGGCCTGTGCAGTTGCGCCTGTACCACCGCCACCACTTATAGTCACTTTAGGTCTCGATGTATAACCAGTCCCACCATTAACAATAGTTATAGATTTAACATCAACAATAGGCTTTACGATAATTTGCCCTAAGTCATAGTTCTTTTCAAGTATTCTAGCTTTATATGTACTACCAAACTCATCGTCGTCTGTTCTATCCGCAATAATATCTCCCACATAAAATTCGCCCCACATAGGTTCTCGTGTTATAATTGTAATATTAGGATAGGCTTCTTGCGCATAGGAAAATACACCACTGCCATTCAAAGGCCACCCCTGAACCCTCAGTTTTTCATTTAGAAGATAAAACATCCAATAAAATTCTGTGGTGCCGTACAATTCATATGAGAGAATATCAGGTCTGGTATTGTCTTTAATATAATATTTTTGATAATAAGACGCATCATCAGCAACCTGATCAATAAGATCGATGTATGCGGTCAAGTTCTGAAAGGCGGTTTTGGATGTTTCGGAACCGAAATTATAATTTACAATCGGGAAGTTTCTAAAAAATGACATTTAAGTTACTCTCTCATAGTAATCTGGCTGTAAGTCTCTTGCATCTTCCAAGACATCTCTCTTAGTCAATGCCCGTTCTTCGATAAACGACAGTGATATATCAGTCTCTTGAAACTCTCCGTCTTTATGAAAAGCCATTCCAGTTGAATTATACACTACGTCCACCGCCGCCAAGAATGATGGTAAAATTCTTGTAGCAACTTTTTTGTTATCATACAAAAGTTTTATTTTAAACTTACTAGGAAATCTAAGAGCTGCGGTCAAAGCATCATCGGAAGTGTCTGGGTACATCTCTTCTCTAAAGAACTGTACAATCTTTTTTACTTCTTGAGCTTCATCTGGAGACTCTGGGATCATCTTAAAGGTAAATCTAAATTGTCTAACCCCAATGCCCCGTAGAGTAGATCTTCTATTAGGATTAAGTGCAATGCCTGTAGTAGTTTCGATTGCACCTTGAACTTCAGGACTTAGCTTATTAGACAATCTTAATGCTGCGACTTGTGCGCCTTCTGATCTCAATCCCATATTGAAAGCATCTTGTAATGATTGAAAGTCTGGTAGCATATTACTTGTTACAGCACCTAATACACTTCTTCCTGTTCCAGTTGGATCCGCTAAAGCTTTTGCAGCGGCCTGCCCGACAATGCCCAAATCAATATTCGTATATTCCACATTATCTTGAAATTGCAAAGCAGCTGGGAGATATAAAGTGGCTTTTCTATTATTACCTATCCTTGGAGGTAAATTGCCCCGAACTGTTCTTTGGGTTCCAGCGAGAGCAGCTGCGGACAGGATCGGAACCGCCTCTGGCCCTTCAAGATCTTCAACACCACCTTGTAATTGACTCTTAACCAATCCATTGAAAATAGTTTCTGGAAGTGTCTTATAGTTCTCTTGGACTGCCTCAAAGATAATTCTACCTTTATAGCCATTATCCTCTAACGGAAACTTAAAATTTTTCTGGAACGCCATGTAGTCAGTCCTAATAAATACAAATGAGTTTTTAGTATTTATAAGGTAATTATGGCGTACTCTGGAAAGTATAAAGTTAAAAATAGATCAAAGTACAAAGGTGATGCCGATAAAGTTGTATTTAGGTCTCTTTGGGAACGTAATGCCTTTAAGTGGTGTGACGATAATAAAGACATTAGTGGTTGGTCTAGTGAAGAAGTTGTCATACCTTACTTTTATGAGGTTGATAAAAAGTACCATAGATACTTCATGGACTTGAAAATAACCTATGCAAATGGGAAAACGGTATTAATAGAAATAAAGCCCAATAAAGAAACATCTCCACCAAAATTTAATGGTAAGAAATCTAAAAGATATATTAATGAAGGTATGACCTATGTGAAAAATATGAATAAATGGGCTGCTGCTCAAAACTATGCTGCTGATCGTGGATGGGGATTTCAAATATGGACTGAGAATGAATTAAGTTCAATGGGAATTCTACCCAAACCTAAAAAGACTATCAAACCATTAAAGCCTCTTAGAAAACCTAAAAAGAAATAGGTTATTCACCCATCTCAAAGAACTCTTCTTAATTATATACGAATTTTAAGATTCGTCAACCCTAAAAATAGATATAAATAAAGATATGTCAAACTTATTTAAAAACCTAGAAATAGAAGCATTCAGAGCAGGTATCACCCCTAGAACTAAACAGTCTAGGGATTGGTTCCGTAAGCGGTTATCTAGCATTAGTAAAGTGGGAAGAATTAATCGCAGCGATCTCATGAAGTCCGACTCGGTAAATCTTAAAAATAGAACTCTAGTCGGGTCTATGCAGATGTTCTTCTATGACCCAAAACACAAAGACACTTTGCCATACTATGATGCCTTTCCATTGGTAATAGTCATCGGTCCCGCAAAAAATGGTTTCCTTGGATTGAACTTACATTACCTTCCACCAGCACTTAGAGCCAAGTTTCTGGATGCTTTAATGGATGTGACCACAAACGAAAAGTATAACGAAAGCACAAGATTTGATATCACATATGATATGTTAAAGTCTGCTGCAAAGTATAAACACTTTAAACCCTGTGTGAAACATTACCTTACTAAACAAGTAAGAAGTCGATTTGCAAGAATACCAGCACCTGAATGGGAGATTGCTACATTCTTACCTACAGCTGATTGGCAGAAGGCAAGTCAGTCTCAGGTATATAAAGACTCTAAAGGAATGATCTAAGATGGCTAATATCGAACAAATGAAAAGTCTTATTTCTAGAAAGGATGGTATAGCCCGTTCTAACATCTTTAGAGTTAAGTTACCATCTTTGCCGGGTGCAACCTCTGAAGAAGTGAACCTGCTCTGTAAGGACGTTGTATTGCCCGGTAAGCAGGTTCTGACGAATGAGCGTAAGGTTGGTATGAAAACTCAGAAGACACCGTATGGATATGGTGTTAGTGATGTGTCCATGACTTTCTATGTTCTTAATGATTATGGTATTAGAAAGTATTTTGAAGTTTGGCAAAACCTTGCCGTTAATCAAGATGCACATGAGATTGGGTATCTTAGAGGTCAAGAAGGTTATGGCAAGCAAATTGTTATAGAGCAATTGAAAAAGGGAATTGGGCTTCCAGTGTATTCTACACCTCTGGGCATTCCAAAACTTCCATCAGAGATACAAAATAGACTACCTAGGTTTGGTCCTATTGATCTAGCCCAAGGACAACTTGATTTGAACTATGTGACCAATGACGATGTTATTTACTCATGCACACTTATAGATGCCTTCCCGACTACCATGAATGATATACAGCTAAATAATGAGCTGGATGGTGTTGTTGAAGTTAATGTGCAGTTATCATATACCAACTGGTTTGCGAATGGCGTAAATATACCTAGTGCAACAGAAAAGTTTATACAAACACAAATTGGCACAGCACTGAGTAGAATATTATAATCTAAAGGATGAAATGAAATGGCACTACCTAAGTTAAATGATACACCAACTTATGATATGATTATACCATCAACAGGAGATAAAGTAACTTTTAGACCGTTTCTTGTGAAAGAACAAAAAGTATTATTAATGGCACTGGAGTCTCAAGACACTAAAGAAATCCTTAATTCAATTATTAATACGATAAATGCGTGTGTGCACGAAAACATCAAAACCAATCAATTAGCAACATTTGACTTGGAGTATATGTTTACACAAATTAGAGCAAAAAGTGTCGGAGAAACTTCAGATGTACTTTTAGTCTGTGGTGATTGTGAAGCAGAGAATAAAGTTACGATTGATATCAGCAGTATTTCTGTTGAAGTTAGCAATGCTCAAAAAGACATAAAGATTTCAGATGTGTACACAATTCGTTTACGATATCCGAGATATGATATAGCACTAGGTAATAATGAAAATAATACTGCAGCAGAGAATATGATAAAAGCTGTGATAGGATGTTTAGATCAATTGATGTCTGAGGATGAAATTATTCTTTTCGATGATGAAAGCGAAGATGATATTAAAGCTTTTGTCGATAATTTAACTTCACCTCAACTACAAAGTATTATGGAGTTTATTAATGACATTCCGGAATTAAAGAATGACGTTAAATTTGACTGTGAGAAATGTGGTAAATCAAACGAAATAACATTGAAAGGTATTGCTGATTTTTTTTAATAAACCTCTCTCATGACAATCTAGTTGGTCATTATCAAACTAACTATCAGTTAATGCAGAATCATAAATATTCTTTAGAGGACTTAGAATATATGATACCTTGGGAGAGGGAGATTTATATCAGAATGCTTATAGATGATTTAAAGCAACAGCGTGAAGAAGCGCAAAGGCAAGAAATGCAAAGAAGGTAGAAATCTATGGGTACTTTAGCTATAGTTAATCAGACATTACAAGAAAACAACAAGAGCATGGAACGTGTTTCTGAAACTCTTGCTAATATACTTAAAGAAGATATCAAAAGACGTAAAATAGAAGAACGGTCTCAAAAAGATAATGAAGAAGTAATAAGTGAAAAGAAAAAAGGTATCCAGCGCACAATTGCGGCGGCGGCGAAAAGGCAACCCAAAAGCGCCACTGGAAATTTCGCACAAGGACTTTTAGGTGACAAACTTTTTGGTTTAGCTTCTACAGCACTTGCAGGAGTATTTGGTGGTATTGGGTCAAAAATTGCTCTGGGTAAGGTTGCTGGTAAGGCGCTTAGATTTGGTTTGGCTACTACGGCACTAACTAACTTAGCCCAAACCGCAGTTGACAATCTTTTTGAGAATATTCCACCTGAAAAGTTTAATATAGAGGATCCGGAACAATTTAAAAAGGATTTAAATACAGGCATCCAAACAGGTATAGCTCTTAAATTTTTGGGCTTTGGTAAGTTTGCATCTCTAGGAGGTGCAGTCGGAAGTGCATTTGGAGATGATCTCGCAAGAGGTTTAGAAAGCTGGCTTGGAACAAATATCATAAATGCACCAAACCCATTATCGTTTTTTGGTGTTGGTCCGGAAAGTTATCCAGTAGATCTTAATAATGCAGCAGTTCAGAGTGCTTTAGGTACTTCAGTTGGTATGATTGCGGCGTCATTATTAAGAATTGTTGGCAGATCTTTAGTTGGTAAATTAGCAATTCTAACTGTGGGCGCAGCCGCAGCATTATTTTCTAAACTCGGAATGTCGAACTTGGCTTCATTGTTGGACAAGTACAAGGAAGCCAAGCTTACACCACGGCTTGATAGTAAAGGTAAGCCGCCCCCGGCAGCGCCGAAGCCCAAGCCGCCCCCGCCACCGCCACGCACGCCGCTGCC